GTGCTAGAAAAAACAATCGCAGGCGGTGCTAAAGAAGTTGCTAAAGCAAAAATAGACGAAAAAGCAAGTTCTAAAGTATATGTTCCTACTATCCAAGAACGCATTGCAGATCAAGCGTGGGCAACTGCTGAACCTATTGAAGAATGGTTAGAAGGCTTTATTACAGACAAGCCAGGCTTTGATCCAAAAGGATTTGACTTTAAAGTACATTTTAGCAAAGCTGGTACTACACAAGCACACGCTCGTAAGATGAAAACATTCTTTGAAAAAGAACTGTTAGACTTTGAAGAACTAGATCGTATGCCTACTGCCGGTCAGTTAAAGAAAATGACTGAGCTTGAAGCAGATATGTGGGCACAGCTCAAAGAAGGTTACACACATCTTAAGAAAGCAGACATTGCAAAATACACAAGTGCAATTGAAAACTTGATGCAAGCACTTGACTACATTATTGATGCGTCAAAAGCTACACGCAAGCCGCGTATTGCCAAGCCAAAGAGTGCAGATAAGTTAATTACTAAGTTGAAGTTCTTGAAACTAGACGACAAGTACAAACTTGCAAGTGTTAATCCTGTAGATGTTGTGGGTGCAAACGAGCTATGGACATTTAATGTTAAGACACGCAAGTTGGGCAAGTATGTTGCAACTAATATTGATCCAACAGGAATGGGCCGTGGCACAAGTGGCTTGCAGGTTAAAGGCACTACTATTATTGGATACAACGAAGAACTTAGTATTCAAAAGACACTGCGTAAGCCAGATGAACAACTTAAAGCATTCAAAGCAGCTGGCAAAGTAGCGTTGCGTACATTCCTTGATAACATTAGTGCAGTAGATACTAGGATGAATGGACGTATTAACATCGATACTATCCTACTAAAGGTATCTTAATCTATAACTCATTGTGATAAATACTGTAACAGCAGGGATTTATCACAATGAGCGATATGGAAAATAAACTAATAGAAATGAGAAATGGCTTTGCTGCCGTAAGTGCAGCAGTAGAAGCAATATCTAAACAGCCTGCACCAAAAGCTGAAATACTTGATAGACAATTATCAGGTAATAAGATTAACGGTGGAGTAATTACTAACTTTGCAAGTACTGGTATTAAAGATACTGCAACTGCATCAACGTTACTTGTTGGTAACGATGGCGTTACTATTACGGTATTGCGTGTTAACACTATTGTTAACCCGTTGACAATTGAAGGTAGCTTAACTGTTAAAGGTGAGATTACTGCAACTAAATTACACGTAGATGAGATTAGTGCTGATGTAAGAAACGAAAGAACAGGTCCTTTAGAATTCAAAGCAGAAGGTGGTAACATCTATAGCAAAGGATTAATTTGGACAGGTGCTGGAAATACTAGACAGCTAACTATGCAAGGCAGTCCGGACAGATTGTTTAGTAGTGAAACAATTGATATTTCTAAAGGTAAGGAATATCGCATTGCCAATCAAACTGTAATAAGCGAAGACAGTATAGGGTTAGGAATTGTTAACAGTAATCTACAGCGTGTAGGTACACTTGACTCACTAAGAGTAGCCGGTGCATTAACTGTTGACGAACATATCTTCTATGATGCTGATAGTATGCGGTTAGGGTTGGGCATTAGTGAGCCAAACGGTGCATTTAGTATTGCAAGTTTAGACCACGAATTTTTAATTGATGCAACTGATGACTACCGATTTAAAATTGGTACTTGGACTACTAGTGGATTAGACATTGTTACTGACGATACTAAACGCATTAGTATTGAACCAAGTGGAGATGTAGTATTTGCATCTAAAGCAGTGTTTAACGGCAAAATTGGTGTAGGTGTTAAAAACTTTGCAAGTGACGCTGACATTACTACTGCTGGACCTATCCGTATGCAGGGTAAGAAGTTTGAAGTAGGTACAGGCCACCCAACTTCAGGATCATATGCACTAGGTGATATTGTTTGGAACAGTAGTCCTAAACCAACAGGATACGTAGGTTGGGTATGCATTAGAGAAGGCACCCCAGGCGAATGGAAGCCCTTCGGACAGATAAGTTCATAAAGCTCGAGTTTAATAATCTCAGTAATGAGTGTAAATATCTTTACACTATAATAGTGTAAGGGAACACAATTTTATGAATATACAAGAAGAAGAAGCCTATCACAAACGTATAGAAATGCAAGTAGAAAGATGGGATCTATTTGCTAGATTAGTTCCCACGGTATTTTTAGTTATTGCTATGGGATTAGTAGCACTAGGCATTATAAGTTTTGCAACAGCATTTTGGACAGGGATTGGTCTATTTGCTATGACCGCAGCCACTTGGTGGTTTTGGACTATCTACACAATAAGACAATTAATAAAAACTTTGGCAAGGGCAAGCCAAAATTTACTTGAAGTAAAAACAGAGTTTGTTGAAATACACAAACAAGTAAAGGCATTAAGAAATGACGATAAGTAACCGATTTATAATAACAAGGGCAATTGCTAATATAATAAGTGGTATTAGTATGGTAACACTTGTTACCCTAGGCATATCTTATATGCAATTTGATAATGCATTTGTGTTTCAAGATATTAAAATTGAAATTACAAATAATCCAGTCACGGGCGAAGAGATAGAATTTGCAATGATGGGTTCTAAAAAACATGAATGTGCAAGTACTCGTGTTTATGGTGTAGCATACAAGGATGATGATAAGTTAACATTAGACAAATTTACAAAACAGTATGTAAGAAATACACGACCTGGCGAAAATGTACCCAACACTTGGAGTTTACAAAAGCCTAAAGATATGATTCCTGGGGATTGGCGAGTATCAATTACAGGAGAATTTACATGCAATCATTTAATTTTCCAAACAACAAAAATCCAAACCTACGATAACATATTACTTTTAGTAGAGTAAATAGATGTATGTATGTATTCGGCAACGGTGAAAGTCGCACCTCTATAAACATTAATGATTTAAGTGGCATCAAAATAGGCTGCAATGCAATTTATCGCGATTACGCTATGGATCATTTAGTGAGTGTTGATCGTAGAATGGTTAACGAAGCAATTGATAATAGTATAAACGATTATGCACTAGTATACACTAGACAAGATTGGTTAGCTCAATATAACCAATTTAAACGGATTCGAGCTGTTCCAAAACTTCCCTATAACGGAACCGAAAGATGGGACGAACCCTTTCAATGGGGCAGCGGTCCGTATGCTGTATTGCTGGCTGCAAAGCTGTGTAAGGGCCCTACAGTGCGTTTAATAGGCTTTGACTTGTACAGTCCTACGCAAACTGTAAACAACGTGTACAAGGGCACTAGCAACTACGACGACGCGAACAAACGAGCAGTAGATCCTAGATATTGGATACATCAAATAGGAATGGTTTTTAAATGCTATCCAAAAGTTAGTTTTGTTGTACATAATGATGCGTTTGAATTACCAAAAGCCTGGAAATATCCTAACGTAACGGTTGACAAGATAAGTAGTTTGTAATATAATGTATATTGTAAGAGGACTAGGTGTTCGACCCTCTATAAATATTCCGCACACTCCATTAACTTAGGAGTATAAAATGGCTTACTATTCGACAAAAACATACGGACATCAAATTGGGCTTAGTGCAGTGTTCCGGCAACCTAACGCAGAACATTCACATTGTCATTTGCTACATGGCTACAGTTTAGCATTTAAATTTACATTTGGTTGTAAAGAATTAGATAACAAAAACTGGGCAGTAGACTTTGGCGGGCTAAAACCTTTGAAGGCTTGGCTAGAAGATAGTTTTGATCACAAGACTGTAATCGATCGTGAAGATCCGTTCTTGTACAAATTTGCTGAACTTGAAAACATGGGGTTAGCAGAGGTTGTAGTAATGGACGGAGTTGGTGCAGAGAAGTTTGCAGAACATGCATGGCGTTTTGCAGATGCATTAGTTAAAGAAATGTCTAATGGACGTTGCTGGTGTGAATCAGCAGAGTGTTCAGAGCATGGTGCTAACTCGGCAATCTACACACCCTTTCAAGTTCAAAAGATATCATTTGCTGAATGAAGAACTGGACCGAGTCTAAAGAAGAACGCAAACTTCGTAAGGCCCGTGAAAAGGCTTTACAAGAGCTTGCAGATTTTGATCAGGAAACTGGACTTTATGATTTGCCTTACAACTCTAATCCATTAATTAAAGATAAACACTATGTACTATGCTTAAAACATGGTACAAAGTATTCTAGCGATTATGTTAATCGGTTGTACAATATGGTTAAACGTAATTGTACAATAGACTACGAGTTTGTATGCTTAACTGAAGATACAAACGGATTAGATCCGAACGTTAAAATAATTCCACTACCCCCTGGATTAAAAGGGTGGTGGTGTAAACCTTACATGTTTTCAAATGATCTTCCGTTAAAAGGCACAGTGTTATATCTGGATCTAGATGTTGTTATTAGTAATAATATTGATAAACTTTTTATGTACGAACCAACAAAATGGTGTACAATTAGAGACTTTACTAGAGTAATGCGGCCACAGTGGCAGAAGTACAACAGCAGTGTTGTAAGATTTAAAACTGGAGAATTGGATTATGTCTGGAAAGACTTTTCTCGCGATCCAATCGCAGTGCAACGTAAGCACTTTGGAGATCAAGACCACCTCTATGAAGCAACTAGAAATAATCCTGCAACTGTATACCCGGACAGTTGGATCCAAAGTTGGAAGTGGGAAGTGCGTAAAAGTAAACTACTCGGTCGTGGCACTCGAGGTACACGAGAATTGACAACAATCGAACATGTGGTTCCAAACTCAGATTGTTGCGTATGTGTGTTCCACGGAGATCCTAATCCTGAACATTGTAAAGATCCATGGGTGGTAGACAATTGGCGTTGACAAACATTAAAAAGCGTGTTATACTATTTGTAAGATGGTACAAAAAGCTGAGCCCAGAATACGGTTGGTGGGCTAGCTGGCAATATGCACTACAAAACTCAGGCACACATTTGCTAAACGGTGATTACAGATATCCTACTAATTGGCAAGAACTTAAGGCACAAGGTAAAAAATATGACATGTTCGACTTATGAGCGTATTGGCTTTGCATGCAAGTACATGCACCCAGATCAAACTCAACCTAAAAAACTTCTAGAAGAAATTCAGCGGCCACTAAATACTAAGTCGACTACAGTACAATGGTTGAACAGACAGACTAAAGAAATTGCAGAGCAACGCTTGTGGGACATTATGGAACACAATATTGCTGCTTACAAAAGGTTAATTGAATATGTTGGAACTTTGCCGCAAGGCCTTAGGATGGTACGACTCGGCAGCGATTGCTTGCCTGTCTACACTCAGCGTGACTGGAGCTGGTATTGGCGGCTTCCCCATGTTAGAGACTATTGTGAAAGAAGATTTGCAGAAGTGGGAGCTACAGCTCGTGCGTTGGATGTTCGCCTTTCTATGCATCCTGGTCAGTTCACTGTGCTGGCTAGCGATGACGCTGGAATAGTAGATAGGAGCATAGAAGAATTTGAGTACCATACGGACATCATCAGGTGGATGGGCTACGGCCGCAAGTTTCAAGACTTCAAGTGTAATGTCCACATCAGTGGGCGCCAAGGTCCAGCCGGTATCAAAGCTGCCCTTAAACGCCTCTCGCCGGAAGCAAGAAACACTATTACAATCGAAAACGACGAAAACAAATGGGGAATTGCAGACAGTCTTGAGCTTGCAAACGATCTCGCTTTGGTGCTAGATTTGCATCATCATCTATGTCGTGAAAACGAATACATCTTACCAACTGACGATAGATTCAAACGTGTAATTGATAGCTGGCGCGGTGTGCGCCCTGCAATACACTACAGCTATAGTCGTGCAGAATGGGTAGGTGATATTGATACAAATACTAAGCCAGACTTTCCAGCATTACTAGAAGCAGGTTACAAGAAAGGCAAGCTACGTGCGCACAGCGATTGGTATCCTAACAACGCTACAAATGATTGGGCACTAAGTTTTCTACCCTACGCAGATATCATGGCGGAGAGCAAATGCAAGAACTTAGCCAGCATTGAGCTGTATAAATACTACGAAGGAAAAGACAATGAGTTATCTAAACAAAATGTACGGACGCAACAAACCGCAGCAGAGCCAGAGTTCGGATAAGAATCCAAATCGTGTTAGTGGCGGCTTGAAAGCACAAGGTAGTGATCACTTTACTATGATAGCTGAGAATGGTATGGAACAACAGATTCCTACACAGCGTTATGTGCAAAGTTTGGAAGAGCAGTCAAGGAAACAGCGAGCAGCTATAACCGTCCTAGAACGTAAGCTAACTCGCTGTGAAACTGCAATTGAACAGTTAAAAGGTATGATTAGACCTTCTTAGGCTTGCGTCCACGTTTTTTAGGAGCAGTAGGCTTTTTAGAAGCAGGTGCTTTTTTCTTAGGCGTTGCAACTACAGGTTCTTGTACTATACTCGGAGCAGTAGAAATGTTTGCTGCTTCTTGTGTAGGAAAAGGCCAACCAGTAACTGGTGCCGGCTTTGATACAAATAGATCTTTAATCCAATTAAACATAATGTTTCCTCCTTAAGGATAAGTATTTACAACAAGGAGAATCATTATGATTAAGAAATGGATTACAAGTAGACTTGAAGAACGTACAACATGGGACGGCGCAATGCTTATCGGTGTTGGCGTAGTTGTTCTAATTGCAGGACCGTTTGCTAAACTAGCAGCTTACGGCGCTATAGCATATGGTGCATGGACACTTTACAAAAAAGAAGACTAAAGTTTCCCAATTGGTGTAGAACTACTAGCACTCATATTCCAAACTTGTTTGCGTTCTACGCCTTTTCTTTGGGCAAACGTCTTTGCATCACACTCACTACAAACATGAAAATAGTTATTGTTTAATCGTTTAGGATCCATACTTCCTCGCGGACGCACGAACTCTGCATCACAATTATCACACCTAAATACAGCGTAAGTACACATACGAGTATAAGGATGCTCTGTTCCTAATTTGCTCTTACGAACGTGCCGAGACTCTTCTTTAAATTCTTTTATAAACATAACTATATTTACATTAAGATTATAAAATTAAATAATAAATACATACAGCAAGGAGCTAAAATGACTATTTGTACACTAACTGAAGTAGCTAAAACACAGATCAATACACTATGTAAAGAGAATGACTGCTATGCAATTAGTTTAAACCTTAAAGGTGGTGGCTGTGCCGGTTTTGAATATGACTGGGGCACTGTTGCTACACAACAAGAAATAGATAGCAAAGATATTGTATTAGATGCAGGCGAAGGCAAATTTGTCGTTGGTGCTACAAGTATAATGTTTTTAATAGGAACCGAAGTCGATTATGTGAAATCACTGATCGGCGCAAACTTTGAGATAAGAAATCCTAACGCAAAGTCCGCATGCGGCTGTGGTGTTAGCGTAAATTTTGATATGGATAAACTGGCTGAGCCAGCAATTTAACGGAGCATAAAATGGCAAAACAAGATGTAAACATCGGCACTGAAGGTAATGACGGCACAGGCGATAGTATTCGCGAGTCGTTTCGCAAAGTAAATGAAAACTTCCAAGAAATTTACGCAGTCTTTGGACAAGGTGGACAGATTAGTTTTACCACACTAGGTGATACACCTGCAACAATTGAAGCTGGAAAAATTATTACAACAGATGCTTCCGGGACTGCAATTATATACAGTGAAATTGGAAGTAATAGTGATTTAGATGCATTACAGCCCGATAGTATTACTGCTGACGTAATTAGTGTTCCTGGAAAAATTATATTATCAACAACATTTAGTGCTCTAGTTGACGATAATATTAAACCAACATTAGGTGGACATCTTTCTGCTGCAAACTTCGGTATTGCCGGCGTTGCTATTTCAGAAAGTGCTGCTACACAACTTAACTCACAGCCAGGCAGAACTAGTAGTTATACAATTGATGATCTTGTTATTACTAAGGGGTATGCCGATAGACGATATATCACTAGTGGATTGCCAGTGCGTGTTGCTGCTGAGCCAGCATCTACTGCACAGTATACTTTAACTATTACAAATTACATTGATGGTAATTTGTTTATATCCGGACACGGTTACGACAGTGGCGCTAACGGCACTGGATTTATATTCAATGCAGAAGATACTGATCCGGCGGCGCTTACTAGTGGTGTAGAATATTTCATTAGATATGTAACAGGCGACCAGTTTGCACTTTATGCTACTGCTGAATACGCAGCAACAGAAAGCGCCCTTGAAGCGGCCGCTAACAAAATTAGTGTTACAGGAACAATTGCATCGGGCGATGTACACACAATAGTAGACAGCGGATACGACCAAACACTATCGGGCAATTTCTTATCAGATGTAGCAATGCCTAGAACTAGTATCACAAGACGACAAGGTGATACAATGACTGGTACGTTGTATCTACACGACCACCCAGGCGACTTAGCAGGTGACGGAGCTCCTAACGATCCTTCCGACTTACAAGCCGCAACAAAATATTATGTAGACAATACTTCTTACTCAAGTCCGACCGTATTAAACGTTAGTACAATCGGGGACGACACTATGCAAGGTGTTCCTAATGGTAAAGAAGGTACCTCTCTAACATATGCATTTAGAACTATTAACGCAGCAGCACGTAGAGCAGCAGAAATAATTAGAACTGCTCCGGAAGAACCTGGACCATATTTCCAAACACTAACACACTCAAATTCTACTACACCTACCACGACAATTAGTGCAGGTGTTGAAAATGGTGTGAATGTTATTACTAGTGCAAATTTAAGATTAAACAAGCAGTTTATTATTTCAGAAGTAACTGGATACATTGCATACACTTATCCCGGGTTTCAATATAAAATTGAAACCTGTGAGCGCGACTTAGGCTTAATTGTTGATAGTCTTAGAATCGATGCCGAACGCGGTAGTAATGCAAACTATCTATCTAGAACAGCAGCAGAACGTTATTATTCCAGCGTAAGTGGTAAAATTGCTATTACATCTCAGTTAGAACAAACTAGTGATAGCTTTGCTTTCTTAGGATCATTAATAACAAGCTCTCTTTTACAAAATACATTGTACAATCAAAAAGCTATAGATGATATAGTTAGAAGTATAGGGGTTACACCGTCTTTAGTTACTACTACAACTAATCACGGATTGCAGAATTCGAATATAGTAACATTTGATAATATTGCCGGTATGACAGAAATTGAAGGCAAATTTGCATACGTAAAAGTTATTGATTCTAGTAGTTTTGAACTATATACAGATGTTGAATTAACTACTATATATGATAATAGTGCATTTACTCCGTTTGTTAGTGGTAATCTTGGTTTAAGATATCAGACTAAATTTGCACAAGATACTAGTCAGGCACAAGTATGGGACGGAAGCGCCGGCGGGGCAGAACCAAGCGGCGCTGCATCAGTTACAAACAATGTTAGTTTAATAAGAAATATCATTACAAACGGAATTGCAGCAGGTTCTGATGTTTCGTTTGGTAATAGATACACACTCGAACTTACAAATAGTACTAGTGGAGAATTAGATCAAACAAATCCTGATAACACAGATGCTATTCCAGGTAAAGTACTTAGAGGTAAACGTACAGGTGCAATTGCACGTATTGTTACATTCTCACAAGATACTAATTCAACTACATTCTTTATGCAGTTATTATCACCTATTGAATTTGATACTGGTGAGGAAATTGAACTCGGTAACTATGTAAAGGCAAAACAAGTTCTTATTAGAATTGAAACAGGTATATACGAAGAAGATTATCCAATCAAACTTTCTAAAAACGTATCACTAAAAGGTGATGAATTTAGACGAGTAATTGTTCGTCCTAAGCGTAGACAATCACAGAGTGTGTACGCAAATACATATTTTTATAGAGATAAAGAATTTGACGGACTAACTGTAACAACAACAGGAACACCGTTTGTTAACCAAATTGGTCAAACGCAAGGGTACTTCGGGTATCATTATCTAACTGACAACACTAAGCCAGTAAATGTTGGCACTGCTATTAACAACCTTGGCAAATACGAAACGGCTGCGGCAATAATGAAGGCCAATAAAGAATTCATTCAAGATGAAGTAATTTATTATATCAACAGTACATTTCCATCATTAACATATGACGAAGCAAAATGTAGAAGAGATAGTGCGATTATCTTAGAAGCAGTTGGGTATGATGTAGCATTAGGAACTAATTATAATAGTGTAACCGCTGGACTTGCATATCAACGTGCAAATGCATATGTTGCAATTGGCTCACAAGTTGTTGCTACTCTTGCTGCTATTGGATATTTAAAAACAGCAGCAGCAACATTAATTACAGGCAATGGCGGAAGTGCAAATGCTGTAGCTAGATCTAATGCAGGATTTGATGAAATTATTGATATTATCAATAATGGCGTTGTAAGTACAGATACGTCTGCTAATGCATTAGTATTTCCTGCACCAACTGCCGGCGATGTAAATAAAGTAAATGCATCGGCGCAATTACAAGTAAACAAAGCATTTATAAAAGCAGAAGTATTAGAATACATAAACGTAAATCATAATGCTGTTTATGATACAATGAATCAAGCTAAGTGTTCAAGAGACGTTGGATATATTGTTGATGCATTGAGCTATGACGTATTATATGGTGGTAATACTGCAACTATAACAAATGCACTAGCATATTTTGTTGGTGCAGCAAGTCAATTAGGTGCAGGTCAACAAGCTGCTACTGTAGGAGCATATCAACGTTTAGCAACTATAGCAAGTGCAGTGGTTACTGAAGCTACTGTTACTGCATTACAAGTAGTTGTTAGCCAGAATATTTTTGGTACAGCAGCAACAGCAACAGAAGCATCTGAAGTTGACGCACTAGTACAAATTATTGAAGATGTTATTGCAGCTGATACAATATCAGGAATAGCAAGCACAGTATATCCAAGTACTGCATGGGCAGCGTCAGAATACACCCTCGGACAAGCAGGCATTGTTGCAGGTGCTACTACAACAATAAACAATCTTATAACTTATATTGATACTACGTTTGCAAACTTTACATATAATGAAACTAAATGTCGCAGAGACACTGGGTACATTGTAGACGGACTTGTAAAAGATCTATTATTAGGTGGTAGAGAATACTCATTAGAAAATCAAGGTCAATATTGGTCAGGTTACGTTAGTTCAGGATTTGCCGGACAGGAAACCCAAACAACAGCAGCAATTAATCATATAGCTACACTTGCCGGACAATTACTTCTAGGTGTTGCTCCAACTAAGAATGTTGGAACCGATTACGATCCAAACATAAGTTTAGGTGATGCAGAACCGGCCTGGGCCGCAGGTGTTTCGTATCTCCAAGGTGCGTTTGTCCAGAAAGGAGCACTATATTATAGAGCATTAAAAACTCATGTAGCAGTAGCAAGTGATGAAGATACTGATATACTAAGTGTTAAATACCAACAGCTAACTAATACCCTGCTATGGAAACCTGTTAACAGTAGTGTAAGTATGGTGGGCGGATTAATTGATACAGTTGTATTTGCGTTTGATGCAAATTATAATCCACCTAAACGCAATGATGCACAAGGCATGGATGTGTTCATGTTAGACGATGCTACTATTATTAGAAACGTTACTGCACAAGGACACGGCGGATTTATGTGCGTACTTGACCCAGAAGGTCAAATTCTAACTAAGTCACCATTCATTCAATCTGCATCGTGTTTTGCAAAGAGTGAAAATAAGAAAGCATTCCGCGGTGGTATGTACGTTGATGCGTTTGCTGGTAATATACCAATGCGTGTTCTACAAAATTCAGGTAACTATACTGATGCTAACGGTTCAATACCGCTAACTGCATTCACATTGTATGTTGAAAGTCAAGACGTAAGCGGACAGGCACAAGGTCTTAAATTAAGATTACCAGAACTTCCAGCGCCGTTCTATTACCAAGGCCAGCGTTATCAAGTTAACGCTATTTCAAACTATGATAGTGCGTTAGGTAGAGCTGTTATATATCTTGATCCAGGTTCAAATACTAGTAGCGGATGGAATTTCACAGGTACAGACGACATAGGTGATGCAGGACACGACGCTAATGACGTTATCCAAGACATCTTCTTACAAAGTGCTGGTAATAGAAGTATACTTGGCAATGACTTTACTCAAATTAACGATCTATCTTATGGACTTGTAACTAACAACGGTGCGTTCTCTGAGATGGTTAGTATGTTTACATACTATTGTCATGCTGCATATTATGCATCAAATGGTTCTGAGATACGCTCGCTTAACGGGTCAAATGGTTACGGTAACTTTGGTCTAGTTGCAGAAGGTGCTGATCCAAACGAAATTCCAGATCAAGTTACTACATTACGTAACATGGTTCAGCCTGTTAAAGCATTTACTTACGGTGGATATACAAACGTATTAGGCGATACTAGTATCACATTATATGACTTTAAAGAGGCACCACTAAGAAACGCATTTATATATATTGACCACGGTGGTGCTACTGGTGGCTTAAACTATAAAATTACTAACATACAAGACTTATCAGATCCTAACGGTGATGGCGTTGCCGGAGACAGTGGAGCAGTAGTTGTAACAGGTTTACAAGCAGTAGCATATAGTTCAGGAACCCCAGGATCAGATGGTACATATTTGAATGTGCCACAAGAGTCTAGTACAGGCTCAGGCACAGGTGCTGTGTTTAGTGTTACAGTAGCAAGTGGAGTACTTACTGTTACTGGTATTACTAATGTAGGAGCTAACTATGCTCCAAGCGATACTATAACAATATCCGGAGCAGACATCGGTGGCGTTGACAACACCAATGATGTAATTTTAAACATTGTAACATTGTTTACTAATACAGCTGGTACATTTAGTAATAATGTTTATAGATTAACTATTCAAGAAACTGGCTCAAACTTAGATTATTTTCCAGACTTACAAGGATCATTGAATCATGATGATATAATTGAATACAGACATGGCGAAAACGTTATTTTTACCGGCGTTAGTACACAGGATATAACTGAGCGCCCTAGTACTGCTATTAACTTTGACGAAAGCGACACTGCTACATATAGAAGTACAAGTTTTACAAATAAAGATGATCAGAATCAGAATTTAAATGCTTCAGAAGTTAAAGCAGTATTTGATACTGATTACGCTTATGTAGTTCCTACTATTGATTACGTAAACAAATCAATAAGTGCTCCTGCAGGTGGCGGAACACTTGGTGGCGCTACAACTGACACGTATCTAGCAATTGAGAAATTAGGTGCAAAGGATGCAGTACGTATTGTTCAGCAGTCTACAGATGCGGCACTTCAAACAATTAAAGTACCTGGAGACGTTGGTTATACTGGTGGTATGATTTTTGCATATGCTGGAAGAATACAGCAAGTTATTAATTATGGTCCAATGACATACGGTGCTATTACCGGAGTAACAAATGTAAATCCAGTAGTAATTACAAGTATAGGGCACGGATTAAGCAACGGAAATCGAGTTGAATTTGACTCGGTCGGTGGTACTACTATATTAAATGACACCAGTTATTATGTTGGCGATGTGACAACTAACACATTTGCACTTTACACCGATGCTGGAGTAACTAATACACTAAATGGTGCTGGGTATACTGCATATACTAGTGGAGGACGTTGGGTTACTACTGATAGTGTTTGGTATATCGAGACTGCTCTAGTTGCAGGAACTGACGTTGATGGCAATGCTACTGCTGGTATTAAATTATCGCCTACAACAGGAAGAACGATTATTTGTGGATTGCCTGCAGGCTCAACTGCTGAAATTACAGTTGCAATATCGTTACTTCGTGCAACAGGACACGACTTTACTGAAATTGGTACTGGTGGATTTAACACCAGTAACTATCCTAACGTGTTGTTAGGTCAACCAATTGGTGGCATAGCGGCCAAAGCAGGAGCATATACTGATCAAGATGATGCAAGTAAAGCACAAGTATGGGAAAGACGCAAAGGTAGAGTATTCTTTATCAGTAGTGATAACGACGGATTCTTCCGTGTAGGTAAGTACTTTGTTGTTGACCAATCAACTGGTAGTATTACTTTTGCTGGGGACGTTGGTATTTCAAGAGCAGCATCGCTGGGCTTTAAAGAAGGTGTTACAATTGACGAGTTCTCCAACGATGAACTATTTACAGACTTATCAGATACTGCTGTTCCTACAGAAAAAGCAGTTGCAAACTATGTAAGTCGTAGATTAGGACATAATGGCAGTGCGCAATTAACTGGTACAAGTAGATATGCTCCAGGCTTCTTAGCACTTGACGGATCAACTCCTCTAGAAGCTAACTTAAATGCTAACAGCAAGCAAATTAAAAACTTGTTAGATCCAACTAATGACAATGATGCAACTACTAAAGATTATGTTGTTCAGGCCGTTAGTAACTACGACGAATTAGACGATCTAAGAAACATTACAATTCACGCAGTTACAGCAGGCAATGTTGCTAAACAAATATTAGTTCCAACAGGCAAACGTAGACTAATAACTACTCCAGAAACTCCTGGTTTGTTTACAGTAGGTGGAACTATTACCGACGGCACTGCACAAGGTACTGTTGTTGCTCTTGAATCAAGATTTGATCAAGTATTAAATGCTAACATTAGAATTATTACTTACACACTAACAACAGTAGGTGAGTTTAGTACAACTGCAAGTCCAATTAACAACGGCGTTGTTGGATCCCCCGGCAGTACAACAGCAGCAGTATTAGAAAATCCAGTAGATGAATTCACTAACGCAGTTGAAGCAACTACCAGTGATATTAATATTACTGTAACTCGTAGTAGTACTAATACCGAAATTAATTTACAAATTGAACCACAAGCTATTATCAACAGCGATGTTAATAATGCAGCAGCTATTGCTCAAAGTAAACTAGCAATGACTATTGCAGGAACGGCAGCGGCTGCTCCGACAGGAACAGCAGCACAAAAACAAGCAGCAAGTGGACTAGCAAGTTTTGATGAGGCTAACTTTGAAATTACTGATGGCTTTGTAGGTATTAAAGCCGGCGGTGTAAGTTATGCTGAACTTCCAACTATGGTTACTGATAGTGTTATTGGACGTAATGCAGCTAGTACGGGCGTAGCAAGTGCAGTTGCATTTAGTACAGTCGTTGACGAGGGTGGGGGTTTAGCTGACGGTGACTTTGTTACAACAGCAGCTACGAACGGTAATGCATTAATACAAACTGCATCCGGCGTTTACGGTATTACAGCAGTTGCAACTGATAATACTAATGGCTCAATTGCCAAACGAACAGCAGATGGTAAGCTACAAGCAACTGCACTTATTATTGGTGGTACAAGCACATACGAAGTATTAACAGAAGTTTCAGGAACAATATCGTTTAAGACTCCTGCACAAGGCATAATTTTAACGGCAAGCGGAGCAAGCAAGCCACAAATAAACACTGGCGGTAATATTAAAGTCGGCGATATGGCAGTTGCTCCTACTGAGAGTACTTTCCAAGCGAACAGTACATTTGGTACAGTTGGCGGTGGTGCTGCTGCAGAAACAAGTGCAATAGCATCGCGTTGGATTTACAGTAGTTTTATTGAAGCGCCTGGAGAGAAAAATTCAACTGGGACTGGTATAGGACTAGGTGCAGGTACTGGATTTGCTGCTGGTGGTGCAGACACTATTACATTTGTTACTAACGGCTTAGTATACGGTAAAATAACCAGTGCAGGATTTACAGGAGCAGTTGTAGGTAATGTAACTGGTGATGTATCTGGTAATGCTGGTACAATTACAAGCCAAGCAAACTCGGCTACAATTACAGCAGCAACAGCAAACACTGCTAGTACAATTGTATTACGAGATGCAAGCGGCAACTTTAGTGCTGGTACAATTACAGCGGCACTGAGCGGTAATGCTACAACGGCATCTACCGCAGGTTCAACTACAACTGTTACAACAGGCGGCAGTGTAACTACTACAAATATTACAACTGGTGCAGCAGCAACAGCAGGTACTATTACAGGTAACTGGAGTTTAACTGCTGGATCACGTATGCAAGCAACCTACGCTGACTTGGCAGAATACTATGAAGGCGATCGTGAATATGCTGTAGGTACTGTACTGGTATTTGGTGGTGATAAAGAAGTTACCGAAAGCACCACACACCGTACAACAAGAGTTGCTGGAGTAGTAAGTGATCAAAGTGCTTATATCATGAACGCAGGTTGCCCAGGTATTAAAACTTGTGTAGCATTACAAGGTCGTGTTCCAGTTAATGTAATTGGTGCAGTTGCCAAAGGTGATATGTTAATTGCAAGTTCAATACCAGGTTATGCTGTTGTTGATAATGATCCAAAAGTAGGAACAGTTATTGGTAAAGCAGTTGGAGTTAAGACTGATAGTGATCGTGGAACAGTTGAAGCAGTTGTGGGCAGAGTATAATGGCAAAGCAAATAAATACACTAAGCGAGGAAAATACACATGGCAAATAGATATCCACTAATAGTTGACGCAACTGATGGCAACAAACTAAAAGAAATACCCAGTGGAGATAATCTACAACTTACAGGTAACAGTATTATTGGCGTAACTGATGTTACTGCTAGTGGTACTGTTGCAGCAGGTGTACTAAGTGCTACAAGTATTAAAAAAGGTGGCACAGAACTTGCAACAGTTGCGGTGACAGGTAGTTACAATGATTTAAGTAATCGTCCTACGCAATTTAGTGATTTATTAGATGACTTAAATGTACTAGTACCCGGCGACAATATTGGGCTATTAACTAATAACGTTGGATATTTGACTACTGTTGCATTTGGTGACTTAACTGCTATTCCAACTACAATTGCAGGATACGGCATTACTGATGCTGCTACAAGTGTGCAAGGAGCATTAGCAGGAACTGCACTACAACCAGGTGCTAATATTAGTACGCTGTTTAACAATGCAGGATATGTGACAGCAGCAGATTTATCAAATGGATTAATCACAGTTGATGTTAACAACACTGGTGATTTAGTCGGTAGTGTATTTGCTGACGATTCAACACTAATGATTGACAGTATACTTGCTGCATTTAACTTAGATCATACTATTAAAACCAATGTTGTTCCGGGGGCAAATGGTGTTTACGATTTAGGTTCTCCTACTCATAAATTTAAAGATTTATATCTAAGCGGTAGTGTAGATTTTACTGATGTTACTGTTACAGGGTTAGCCGGAGGTGGTGGTGTAACGTCAATTGTCGCAGGAACAGGTATTACAATTGACCAGGCAACAGGTGCTGTTACTATAACTGCCACAGGAGGTGCGGGCTTTGACCAAACGTTAAACACAACTGACGATGTAACATTTAATGATGTAACTGTTAATGGAGCATTTAGTTCAGGAGGTGTAGGTAGTTCAGAAATAGTATCTGCAAACAATTTAGAACTAACTGCCGCAAACGCAGTTATTGTCACAAGTAGTCCGTTACGTTTAGCCAGTTTTACTACTACACAACGTAATGCATTGGCAGCACAAAATGGCGATATGATTTATAACACAACCGATAACAAATTCCAAGGCTACGAAAATGGTGCTTGGGCTAACTTAATTTAAGGTAGGCCACATGTCTGAAAAAGAATACATTGTAGTTCTTAAAAAAGGAGTCGATTATGATGCTTTTTGGGATCAGATTGAAAATGCAAGTGAAGATGACGGATTTGTTCCTACTAGACGTGTTAACATAGTTAATAATAGAGATGGTAGCTTACGAAGCTGTCACTATTCGTTGTCAGATGAAGAAGCAGCAACACTAGCAACAGACTCAAGAATTTATAGTGTTGAAATTCCGCCAGAGCAACGTGACGATATTGAACTTGTTCGAAATGCTGTCCAGAGCGGAACGTGGAGGAAAAGTACAGGAACTTTTTCAAATGATTTAAATTGGGGGATGATCAGAGGATCATACGGTCCTGATCAATGGGGCGGCGGAGTAGTTATTCTAGAAGACTTTAATTACAATTTAACAGGCACAGGCGTTGACATTGTAGTTCACGACAGTGGGTTAAGTGTTAATCATCCAGAGTTTACAGATGCTAATGGTGTTAGTAGAGTGCAACAAATAAATTGGTATACTGAAAGTGGATTATCAGGTACGCAAAGTGCAAATCATTATAGAGATTACCATGGACATGGAACACACGTCGGCGGCACAATAGCAGGTCGCACTCAAGGATGGGCAAGAGATGCTCGCATTTACGCATTAAAGGTCGACGGCCTGGAAGGATCGGGAGATAGTGGCACTGGTATTAGTATTACTAATTGTTTTGATGTTGTTAAACTTTGGCACAGAAATAAACCCATAGATCCTGCAACCGGATTCAAACGTCCTACTGTTGTTAATATGAGTTGGGGATACGGCGGAACACGATCTAGTATAGTATCGGGCACGTTTAGAGGAGCAGCATGGACTTATGGTGATGCTAGTTTTAGTACATCAAATGAAGTTTGGGCAAATGCAGGTATTATTCCTGCAACACCAACAACTAGAAGAGTTAATGTTCGTGTAGGATCTGTAGATGCAGACTTAGAAGAACTAATAGACGAAGGCGTACACGTTTGTATCGCTGCCGGTAACAGTTATTATTATATTGCCGCCGATGGCGATCAGGATTGGAACAATACAGTTAACTTAGGAGCAGGCAACGAGTTTTATCATAGAGGATCAAGCCCATATAGTACCAATGCATTTATGGTAGGCAATATGGATATTACCTACTTTGGTGGTTTAGAACACAAATCTGAATCAAGTTGTACAGGGCCTGGCGTAGATATATATGCTCCTGGTACAAGTATAATGAGTGGAGCTAGTACTGACAAATCTGGTGGATGCGATTTAACAGACGGTACCGAGGCTAGTGTTATAACTGTTAATAGTCCATTAAATGCATCGTATAAATTAATGAAGATTTCCGGTACTAGCATGGCATCACCAAATGTTGCTGGAATGGCTGCTACTATACTAGAAGCTAATCCGGGCATGCTTCCTGCACAAATGAAAACGTACCTGCATAATAATGCTACTCAAGGATTATTATATGACGGTGTTACAGATAACTGGGACGATCAAGATAGTGTACAAGGCGGTCCGAACAGAATATTTAAGACCCCATTTACTAATCCTGTGCCGATTACTATGAATAACATAACAATAAATAAGATATAACGGAGATAAAAAAATGACCATATCAAGAATTAATGTAGGCAATATAGCAAACGATGGCACAGGCGATGATCTCCGTCAGGCATTTGTTAAGGTTAACAACAACTTTACCGAACTTGATGCAAGAGTTGTGCCGCAAAATAATGCAGCAAACTTAGGCACAGGGGTTGGAGTATTTTATACTAAAGAAGCCACTACGCTAAACTTTAGAAGTCTGATTGCAGGTGATAATATGTCACTTACTGCTGACGGTACAAGCATTACAATTACTAACAATGGTAATATTACTGTTAGGACTGACGGAAGCACTCTAAGTCTGTCAGGTGCAGGTAGACAGTTTGGTATCAATGGTGGGCAAAACATTGATACTTCATTGTCAGGTAGTAATGTCACTGTCGCAATTAATGCTACAGATTTAATCTTTCAGGATAAAAATCCGTCACTGGGAGCTGCTCTTGATGCTAACGAATTTAATATTAATGATGTAGGGACGCTAAATGCAACCGCAGTCAATGCAACTTCAGTTGTTGGAGCATTAACTGGTACAGTTAATGGTGTTAATGTAAGTGAGCTAGATAGAATTGTTAGTGGCGCAGACTACGGTTTAATATCTGATAACATAACAACGAGTATAGAACTATTGTTTAGAGCCACTACAATTGACTACGGCTCAATTACTGCTCCGAGCTCATTAGTGTCTGATTACGGTACATTATAATTTTTCGATAAATATGCTATATAGGGAATAGTATATATGGCAAACTTTTGGACAAGCAATAACGGTGACAGTCTTGGCACTCTCGACGAGCAAGTAACAGTTGCTCCGTTAGCACTACCACTTTCAGAATCAGGTGCAACTGTTAAAATAATAAGTGGAAGTTTGCCTGCAGGATTAAGATTAACTAATAATACAATAGCAGGAACTCCAATAGAAGTTGCAAGAGAGACGATTAGTACATTTGTACTTAGAGCAACCTATAATTCACAAATTAGTGATAGAACATTTAAAATAACGGTACTGGGTGCCGATATACCAGTTTGGCAAACTCCTGCAGATTTATTAGCAGCTGGAAATAACGGGACCTACTATATATTAGACAGCGCACCTGTAGATTTCCAATTAGAAGTAATAGACACTGATACTGCTGCCGGACAAGTACTTGAGTATTTTATTCCAGCAAAAGGCGGAACATTGCCCCCGGGTATTCAATTAACTAAAGATGGTAAATTAGTTGGCATTGTTGAGCCAATTCTTGCAATAGAAAAGGCGGCAGCGTCTGGGTTTTATGATGATGCAGGATATGATTCAGGCTCCACCAGTGCATATGACTGGAGTGTTCCGAGTTCAAACGGGTTTGACAGTTTCTATTATGATACTACAATTTATGATCTAAGCACCCCTACTCAATCTCCTAAGAAACTTAATCGCTTTTACGAGTTCGTAGTTAGTGTAAGTGACGGTGACTCTATTACAAGTCGTACATTTAAATTATATGTTGTCGGTGATGATTTCTTTAGATCAGATACTACTGTTATGCAAGTCGGAACTGGCATCTTTAGTGCAGACAACACACATATCAGAGTGCCAATTTGGTTAACGCCAAGAGACTTTGGTTACAGACGAGCTGACAATTATGTTACTTTGATTCTCGATGTTATAGATCCTAATACACTATCAGGAGTAGTTAGTTATTATCAAACATCGCTTAATGATGATAATAGTGCTAGTATACTTCCGCCTGGGTTAACACTCGATACTACTACGGGCGAAATTGCAGGTAGAGTCCCTTATCAGCCTGCGGTAACACGAGAATATAAATTTTCGGTCGCAGCACAGCGTATTGGTTACGATGTCGACACTGTACAATTAATAGAATATGTATATGAAGGAGCAAATCCTGGAACATCACAACTTAAGACCAGTAAGTTTGATGCATATTCACAATATGTAATAGGTAAAGAATTTACTGTAGCAGGATACACATACATTGTTGAGAATATTAATACTAGTAATACTGCGTATGATACATTAACATTAAACAACGCATTAATTACTGCATTTAATAAAGGTACTAGTATTAATTTTGGCACAATTGCTATTGTTGAAACAGAAAATACCGTTAGTACGAAGACGTTTGTTGTAAAACTATTAGGTGAAGTTGATTCAACTATAAAGTGGATTACTCCTAGTAATTTAGGATTTTTTAGCGCCAATTACATTAGTACATTAAGTGTTAAGGCAACTACAACAGTACCAAATGCTACGTTACTGTACACAGTAACATCTGGTACATTGCCTCCAGGATTAACACTATCATTAAGTGGTGAATTAATTGGTAAGGTAAACAGTTTTGGTACAGAGCTACAACTAGGATTAACTGTATTTGACAGTCAACAGATGCAGTTAGACGGAAATACTACTACACTCGACCGTACATATAATTTTACAATTAAATCACAGGATCAATTCGGATTTAGTGCAATTGAAAGAATATTTACTGTTAGTCTTTCCGATCCAGATAATAAACAATATAGTAATGTTTTTTTACAACCGTTGTTGCCTAGAGTACAGCGTAGTGCGTTCCTTAATTTTGTAAACAATGCAGAGATATTCCTTCCACAGTATCTATATCGACCAAACGATCCCAATTTTGGTATTCAAACTAAAATTAAAATACTTGCATACGCAGGAATAGAGGCGAAAGCTATAGATCAATTTGTAGCTGCAACTGCAAAAAATCATAAAAGACGTAATCTTAAAATTGGTAGCGTAAAAACCGCGGTTGCTAAAACACCCGGTACTCAAGATGTAGTTTACGAAGTAGTCTATTTAGAAGTAATTGATCCACAACAATCTACTAAGAAAAATCAAAAAGTTGCTACACAAATAAAAATTAAAAACCCTGATAAAGTTTTAGTAAACAGTGCAAGGTATACTGACATTAACGATACCTATGCAAGTGAGTTTTCTGAAGTTACAATTACTACTAGAGAAGACGGTGATGTTGTAGTAAAATGGATCGACTTGTTAAATATTAACGGCAGAAATGAAATTTATAACTTACCAGTAACAAGTATATTAGAGATTATTAACCAAGCAGGGTATTCTGTAAACATACCATTTACACCCGGCGTGATAGAAAGTAACAAATACAGACCATGGCCTACTAATGTAATTACTTCTGATAGTGATGCTATACTTATAGACGGTACTAATGATACAACTCGTTACATATCTAATATGACACATATGCGAGCAGCTATCAAGAGTATAGGCGAAACTGAAAAGAATTTCTTACCACTATGGATGAGGACATCGCAGGAAGATACAATAACTGAACTAGGGTTTGTTAATGCTATTCCATTGTGTTACTGTAAAACAGGAACTGCAAAAATTATTGCTAATACTATCGATTTTTACAACATTGATTTTAGACAATACGAATTAGATATCGATAGGTATGTTATAGATAATTCCGAAGGTGTTTCGCAGGAGCAATACGTATTATTCGCAAATTACGAATTCAACACTTAACAAAGATAAATATGATACAGGAGATATAAAATATGGCAAGTACAATTAGTACAGTGGGGTTCGACGCTGCTTATCCAGTAGCTGGACAAGACAACGATAGTCAAGGATTTCGTACAAATTTCAGTGTGACTAAGGTTGCACTAGAACAAGCAGCGAGCGAAATTACAACATTACAAAGTAGTGCTGCAAAATTAGATGCAGATAACAACTTTAATGGTAGTGTAATTAGTGAAGCTGAACTTAAAAAGAACACCGAAACAGTATATTCTAATGCAGCACGTAGTGGAGCTTGGCCTATTGATTGGGAGCAAGGGCACTATCAAACATTGCAAGCAAATGGTGACTTAGTAGCAACTATTGGTAGCTGGCCAACAAGCGGCGTAATGGGTAAACTACGGTTACAACTAACTGGTGACGGTACTCCACGTACTGTTACACTTGCAAGTGCTACTGGTTCAGTTATAACTGATGGTAATGGAGTATTTACAGGTGATACTATTTCAGTAACATCGACTTTTACTCCTGTTATAATTGATTTTTGGACTATAAACGGCGGCATTACAGTGTTTGCTAACTATATCGGAACATTTAGTTAATGTTCAATCCGCTAGTTGACAGTTTTGATCAGCTAACTGATGCTGAAGTAGAGAATAAAATGCTCGATCTTCAGCGTAAGTATTTCATGACACATAATCCTCAAGTGCAGGAGCAAATTTCTGCGATACTAGACATGTATCGAGAAGAGTCACGAGCAAGACGTGCAAAACAATATCTCCAACAAACACAACAAAACGGCAAATCAGGACTTGACAGTTTAATCAATATCAGTTAAACTGTTAGTATGCTTATGAAAACAGATGAACTAGGTATTCCACGTTTCAATAACCGCAACCTCGTTGATATGATCTATAGTGGTCATGTTGACAAGTGTCATGTAGTACTATGTGATCCTTCAGATGATATAGAAAAGTTTAACGCAGCAATGCGTGAACAATACCTCCCCGAACTTACAAAATATATTCCCTTAGATGTAGATCAAAAGACCTTTGACGGTGCGTTACAGTCAGAATGGTTTATGCCTGAAAAATATAAAACATATCCTATATACGACTTTTGTTTAGCGCAATGCGATACTATAGAAAAGAAGCAACGGTTGACAGAAGAATTTGATGCATTTGACGATCGTGGAATGTTGCCACTGTTATGCTATATGAAGTATCTTGTAGACTTTATGCGTGAAAATAACATCGTTTGGGGTGTAGGTAGAGGTAGTAGTGTAGCAAGTTATGTGCTATACTTAATAGGTGTACACAGAATTGATTCAATCCAGTTTGACCTGGATTGGAGAGAGTTCCTGAGATAAGTAAGTATATAACTAGGAGGCTATTAAAATGGCAATGAAACAACCAGGACGTAAAGTCCACAGAAGTGCGAACGGTAAAATTGTTGATATGGATATGCTACGTCAACGTAATGAACTGACTCCAGCAGTAGGCAATGCTCGTGTAAATGCACGTGGCGATCAGCTTGGTGCAGGTGGAAAAATTGTTCGTAAAAAAGAAGAACTACTTAAAGATTACTACCAATCTAATCCAGGTGTAATAGAAGAACAGCCTGTAGCAAAAAATCAACCCTCGGCATCGGAATCTGCTGAATGGGAAGAAGACGACAACGGCAACTTTATACCACGGAGTAAATAATGGGTATCCAATTAAGTAAAATTAAAGGCAATGTAGCAGCAGTAGGCAATCGTGTAATTGTATCTGACATGTTTTTTGGTGAACAAAAGACCACAGGTGGTCTAATCATTAAAGACGACGACGGTACTACACGAGGAATTTACCCACGTTGGGCAAAAGTTTATTCAAAGGGTCCACGCAACAAAGATGATTATAATATCGGTCATTGGATTCTAATCGAACACGGTCGTTGGACTAGAGCATTTACAGTAGAAACTCCAGAAGGCGAAGTAGAATTGCGTATGGTAGAAACTGAAAGTGTTATTGGTTATTCTGAAGAGAAACCAAATGACATTTATATCGGAGCAGAATACAATGACGGTGCTCATGCTACTGTGGACCCCGGTTCATTTATAAATCAATAATATTAAGAGGCAAAATTGACAAATCCATTTAAAGACGTAAACGACTTCCATGAAGCGTGTGATCAAACACCTAGTATTGACAACTATGTTATGTATCTTGATTTAATTACAGAAGAAACAGGCGAACTAGAAGATGCCATTCTTGCAGGTGATCGTGTAGAGCAACTTGATGCACTTGTAGACATCTTAGTTGTCACCATCGGTGCTATCAGAGCAGCTGGTTGGGATGGCGAAGCAGCGTGGAACGAAGTTATGCGAACTAACTTTGCCAAAATAGACCCTACAACAGGCAAAGTAATTAAACGTGCAGACGGTAAAGTACTAAAGCCCGAAGGCTGGACTGCACCTGAACTAGCACAATTTGTAAAATAATACTTGACTCCTTAGTTACTATATGCTATAATGTATATAATGATTAAGGAGTTTTCTTTTGGCTACACATGGCACTATCGATCTAGAGACTATTGATACTAGTCCAACTGCAACTGTCCTATCGCTAGGTGCAGTTAAGTTTAATCCGCTGGATGACAGCGAACCTCACTCAGAACTTTACCTAAAAATTAGCATTGACGAACAAGATACTCTTGGGCGTACTGCTAGTGACAGTACAATTGAATGGTGGGGCAAACAAGATCCTGCCATTATGGAAGAAGCATTTGACCAGACTGGTGCAGTTAGCGTAGATGAGGCTCTACGTCAAGTTAACAAGTGGGTCGTTGGTGTTGATACATTATGGGGACAAGGTTACGGTTTTGACTATACCATACTGGAAGACATGTTCCGCCGCGCTGCAAAGCCGATTCCGTGGAACTTCTGGATTATACGGGATTCTAGAACACTTTTTGGCTGTTGTCAGACTGATCCACGCAAAGCAATGCAGACTGATCTGCACAATGCATTAGCCGATGCATACTATCAATCAAAAGCAATTCAAATTGCATATAAAGAGTTAGGACTAAAACGATGAACCCTCCACCAAGAAAACAAAATCTACACAGTGATGAAATACAAGAATTTCTAGATAACGGAGGTAAAATTCAACAGTTTGAATATGGCCAACGAAGTGAAGAAATTGAATTTCAGTATAGCTTTTACGGTAAACGAAAAAAAGCAGCAACTACTAACGAAGATGCTCCTAAGGAAGACTAATGCCGGGTACACTAAACAAACTGCAAGAGCTTATGGTTCTAACTATGGAAGAATGTGGTGAGCTTGCACAACGATGTAGTAAAATTATTCG